GTTGCTTCAAGAAGTTGTGTTGAAGTGACGAGAAGAAAGAGTAGAAGACTGCTCTGGTCCCGTGTAACCACCCAATGCAGAGCCCCACGCAGCACTTTGGCAAGCGTGTTCTTGGGGAAGCATAGACCGGAATTGCACCAGTATACAAAGGATGGCCGTTGTGCAGCGTCACCGATGCTAGAGAGCTAACAAAGGTTCAGCCAATTCCGCGTCCTCCACGATGGGAGCCGCGTTGCGTGCAAGATACCCACCTCCAGCAATCGCAAGTTTAAGGGCAAGCCAAAAGGGCATGGTCTTCGCAGCTTCATAGAAGCTCCAGGGCTCGCCTGGATTGCGGCCGTAGTACCCATAGGTCAACTCCTTAAGGACAGTCTGCCCGAAAGTGTGACTGCCGCCATCGGTGCGGGCGGTTGATGGCTGGCGCCTTCAGGCTATGCTAGAAGGTCCGTCTACCTCGAGTTTGTGCACCATCCCGTGGAAGGGCTGGAGCGCCTTATCGTATTCTTTCGCGTCAGTGATCTTCGGGTCCACTGTGTCTTTGCCGAGGACGTGACCAATAGGCCAACGTGTTGCATACTCAGCATCTACCTGGAACTTATAATCATTAGTGGTTGCGGTTGCGTCAATCAAGACGTATAAGTTCTCCCAGGGTGACATGAGCAGTGGGCCATCAGTGATCGCTGCATCGGGTTGACATCCGTAAACGTGTGCCCCAAAGTAATCCTCTTTCTGGACACCGGAATTCCCTAGCAGGCCATTATCTCCTGTCCAGGGTCTGAATTGTGCCGCAGAAATTGGGTCTTTTGGTAAAAGCACAAACCGCTTTGACTTCACAAATTCGCTGCCACTGTATAGCCTGGAAGATGGATGGGTACGAATATCAGTCATCAACTCCTGCATCTGAGCCTGGGTGAGACCGTTCAGATTCGTTTCAACGCCATCCACAATCAAGCGGCTACTGGTGCGTAGCACTGTGACGGCACCGCCTACACCCAGAGGAGAGGCGATGTTGCGCATCGTGACTGCGTATTTGAGGCCGCGGCCGGAAGTTGGTCCAGATCCGCTGGTGTGAGACCCATTGAGACCCACAACCCACCCTGCAACGTGGATGGGTGAGGCATCGTCGGATGATTTCATCATCACCGCGGAGCTGGATCCGATGCAAGTGAAAGCATACAAATAAGAGACTGTTGCCGAAGAAGAACCTCCTCCTCGAGCTATCCCGCTGACGGGTGTGTAGCTCCCTGTCGGAAGAAGAGTAGGCGCAGGCAAGCGAGATAGAGGATCAAAAGAGACAAGGCTCCGGGCCGGACGCGCTCGTGGCGCTCGGCGGTTCCGCTGTCTCCTTTGAGGTTTGGGGTTTGTTTTCTTTTGTTTGGCATTACCTTTCATTGCTAGCCCGGGGGGACATCCCGGGCAGCGCAGGAAGATGAATGCGAAGAAATGCATGCACAACTCAACACTTGTGGTTCAGTATCAATTCCCGGGGGGTCTTAGCGACGCTTGAACGTTAGGAAATGCTGACGGGTCCACGGAGTGGGAGCGGATCCGGGCGAGATATTCTTGTACCTCAGCCACTTCAGCGTTCCAAAAGAGAGCTAAATGAATGGCCTCATGCTCACTTTGTTCGTCGCTAGCGACTCGGGCAACGTTCTCAGCTGCCGTAGTCGCCACGTCCCCGATTGAGTACTTGACTTCCTCGTCAAACGCACCTACTCCTTTCCCGATCTCCTTGAGCACCTTAAAATGCTCAAAGTAATACTTCGCTAAGGTCGGGAAGTGGCGGAATCGGTAGGCTTGGGCGAGGTATCCAGCAGAAGCTATGTTCGCACAGGTCACATCATCTGACCTCCGCATGGCCTCAATCGCTCCTCGAGACTTACTCAGAGGGGAACTTCGTATGGCGCGATGGAAGTCAGGAATGATAGATGTGACGTCATTGTCAAAACCCTTGACGTTGTTAACTCTGATGCGAGTACCGGCAAACACAATGTAGCCATCCTTCTCAATGACTTCAGAGGGTTTCTTGCCGTTAGTGTATTCCTTCGCTCTAGCAGTCGGTGGAGCAGCAACTTTTGGATCGGTTGGGAAAACCAAATCCATATGGAATCCCAAGTTACCCCAAAAGGTGATGATCCACTGAATATCTGTGGCGGTGAGGGTATACGGGTAGTGTTCGTACTCCTTCTTCGTCTGGGTTGAGACGTCCTTCCCTGATATGAACTCCAGCGCGAGGCCGGAGTCATCCCCTTCAAAGGCGTATCCGATGTGGCGTAGTCTGATGCCGGTGAAGTTCGTCTGCAGGTGACCTAGGCGTTCGCCACGGTACCCTTCGCGCATGACGACCATTTCTTCCGGCTTTTGAAGCAAGCACGTCATCCACACACAATAATTTATCCACCAGTTCAACACGGAGGTGCCTCGATGTCCCGATCGTCTAATAGAGTTGATCTCGAGCATGAAGTCTTCGTGAAGACCGTCCTCCTCGTATCGAAAAGACAGACGTAATTTTGGTGAGGTGCACAGCTTGAGATGTGCTTCATGCCACTCGGGCAGGTAACGATCCACAGGAAACCGGCATGCCCATTTGGTCACGCAGGCGATGATGGGGTTCTCAATGAGCTGTCTGATGGAGTGAGAACAGGTAGTGTCCCAAGCACTTCCGTCACCCTCAATGTAAGTCATCTTACGCTGTCCAGTGACCTTCGTACGCTCTGGGAAACTGAACTGGTCAGCACCAATGTTCATAACAGCTACATCTTTGTCCCTCCCTTTAATGGAATGTGAATCAAACCAGCCGCCTTCAGCAATGAGTGCATGCTCTATGTAGCCAATCACCAAGGAAGCCATAACCTGACGAGCTGGACCATCATTCGCAATACCTCGAGGCGCTTTCCCTTGGGGCATGTTCTCGCGTTTGATGTGGAAGTCAATCCAGTTGTTGTCAGGGATGTTATAGCCAAGGCGTTCAACCTCTGAAACCTTCCGGAGGTTGCCCCATTTGTCACTCAACAAGTCCTCTACGCTTTGCTCAGAAGCCCACTTGGTAAAATCCTCTTCCGAGAAGATGTAGTCCTTGGGCTCGGCTTCAACGTAGCTACCCGCGCCGTTGGATTTAGATGCAGCACGGTACACTTTCTGTGTTTTAAACCAAGCAGGCGTCCAGATCTGGGGCTTACCGTCATCCAAGCCCTTGTTCCACCCGAACTCCTGGGCGATCTTTGGGTCCCCGTAACACGCGCGCGCCGTCAGTCTTATGAGTCGTTGGCAAACAGTAGGCCCAATGACACATTGGCCTTCTTTGCCTTCGATTCGTCGTGCATGACAGTCGCGAACGTTTGATGGAGTATCGCCATAAATTAATGGTTCATCGACGAGTTGGCCTACAATCGCTGCAGTGATCGATTGCTTCTCATTTGGTGCAACGGTTGCAGGTAGACCCAAGAAGATGCCATCTCCAACTGGTTTATAACGCTTGCCATTTGCGTTATCATAACCCATACCACGCTCGATCCCCTCAAGTATTTCTTTGGAGTTGTCATTTCCAGTGAGGCCAACACCACCTATTGCATACTGGGCATCGTTTGTCAGCGTGCATACCCTTGTGGTGACAGGGGCAGCGGCAATAACGGTCCGCCGGTCAGCAGGTTGGTCAGCCTGTTGGATAGTGCTCGACGCCTCCGCAGAAGCCTGAGATGCCACAGGTGCAGAGCTAGTACTAGCAGTCTGCGGCGTAGACGCGGTAGTGGTTTGGGTACTGACAGAAGAGGATGGTTTTACATCTCCTAGATCCTGACAGGGAAGTATGAAGTGTCGCTTCCCATCAACAACAGGGAAGTACTTCATAACACGCTCTTTGATAGTGAGTGAGGGTGGCGGTGCTGGTAGTTCAGGCAAGTCCTTACCGCCATCCTCAACGGCGAGCATCACTGAAATATAGGGTTGCCATGGCATGCGGTTCCGCCAACCTTCAGCATCACGTTGATGCGATGGGTACTTCGTCATGTCAATGATCAGGTTTGGCATCACACGTCGTAGATAAGCATGTTCTACGTCACGCGCGCGCCGGAAGGTAACCTCGTCTTGCTTGAGGTCTTTCCAGTCTGACTCTTCTTCAGCTGGCCATATAGTGCGAACAATTCGGTCGATGATGCTCCCACGGTTGTCACCGAGGCTCATAGTTAGAGCGCTCATCTCCCGCTGGATTGCAATGTACTCACCTCTGGACAAGCGGACGCTGCGTGACACATGCCGTTGACCAAACACCTTGTTATAAGAGTTCTCAGGGAACAAGGGTCGATCTATGGTCTTGGTCACAACGAACATCGGTCCATGAGTGGACGTGCCCCCACCGACAAGGCTAGGACGGAGCGTGAGAAGCGGTTCAAGCTGATGGTTGATGTAGTCAGGTGTCATGGGACTATCCTTCCTGCAACTCCCAATCAACGGGTTGGCTTCCGACATTCCGCCCTCGTGGATTTTGAGGTGACCCACGCGTTGAGCCTTATCGGAGAATTTGGGTCCGCAAGGAAGCTTCGACGCCGCCAAGAGCAGCACGGCGTAGCCGATTTCCTTTTTGGACATTTGTTTGGTGGGATTGATTGACT